ATCCTCGGACTAAAGTCTCGAGGTTTCCGCCGCGAAGAAATTGTATGAATCAGATATTCCTACATCCTAACGTTGATCTATATTTCTCTAAAATAAACTCTCACAATAACCCAAAATCAGAACTAGAAATTGATACTAAACTCAATGCCGAGATAGTACTGAATAGGAATGTTAGTCTAACGATCGAGCCGCAAATAGAACTATCTAATAATTCTGATTTTCTAATCAATAGCTCGATCGTAGCCAGTGTTGTGTTTACATTTTGAATTCTAGTTGAAATAATTTTTGACCGATAAATGCCCTCATTTGAAAATTCTCTTTAGTTAATGCCTCAATTTTAGCATTCAGCTGAGATATTTCATCTGATCTATCGTTCATAACCATGGGCAATTCTGCTTGTCTTGGATCGACTTCTTTAGAGCAGTCTGATTCAAAATCTTTTCTCCAATTACAGAGAGACGCTGGAGAGATGCCTACTGATTTTGAATACGCATTTAAACTGAGCCGACTCTCATATGATTTATCAACTATTTCCTTTTTCTGTTCATCAGTGAATACTGACCTAAATTTACCTCTGATGACCTGTACATCTTTTGCCATTTGTTTGACTCCTCTGCTAAATGTTTAACGTGTTGTTAGAGTATTTACATGAACAGTAAACGTTTAGTCACGAATGTTTTTTAGACCGCTAAACATTTAATAGTCAGCGGGATACAATGGGAAAAGAGTAACTTTTACACACTCCTCGGCTCCCTCAAATGGCTCTAGTGGCCGTTTTGTAGCTGAGATTTCAAAAAATTGAGAATCGTCTATCCCAATGATTCGTGAAACCTCATCATGCAGGGCCTTCAGGCGGTTAGAGACGTCCAGTTTTTTGACAGTGTTTTGCTTAGTGAAAAGCCGTTCTCGTTTGAACGTGAATAAACAGTGAATTTGAAACTGTTTAAACTCTGTAAATGTTTTCTTAGCCTCATTTAAAACATTCCGAGTTTGTAGAGCATAGTGAGAAACATTAGATCTAAAAACGAGTAGTTCAGCGGATGGGACGTGATAGGTTTTTTTACCTCTTCTAACCAGGATATACTGATTATTAGAACTGGGAGGAATGGGAAGATGGTATAAATTAAGAGTTGAGTTTACAGCGCTGAAGCAGGCGAGAACTTTGCCATTCATTCATGCAAGCGTAGTTGTCGGCAGCCTCAATTGATAGTACAAAATTTTGGTTATTCACTGGGTTCAGGCACTCGAAATGATCAATCTGAAATGAACAGTGAGTCATCGCGCGGATTATCCCCCCCTTGCATGCTTTTAAAAACAACTCCAGCTCTCTAGGAGGAGAACACGATAGATCGTTAGATTCTGTGAACGGTATATAACTATGTTCGTTTTGACCTGTATTACACACATACCCAGCATTCCCGGCATCTACGATGCACAGATTGACATCAAGTTCGGGATGGGGAACCTGAGTTGGCGCTGACTGACAACTAAATAAGCCCCCGCATAGCACGCACAAGGCTCCGAGCGGCATCAAGTTTTTCATCCCGGCTTTTAGCTCGCTCCAACGAATCGATACTTCTTTCAAGTTCAGACATCCATTCCTCGACATTATTCGCTTCCATCCATTTCCCTATCCGCACCATCAATTCTATGGCCCGTGGCAACACTTTTAGAAATGCTATAAGACTGTCACCCATGGAAATGAGATTATCACGGACCTAAAATTGACTCCATTCGTCGATATTTCTTATTATCGCGAATGAAAATGGTCGGGTAGGATTGTTAGGTTTGTCAGAATTCTTAGATTTAGAACCCGTCGAGACGGAGGGCTGCTCTATCTCGACGGGACTGTATTGTCCGCTGAGAGAAAGCGCGACCTTAGTTCTCAGCGGATTGATTATATTTGAAGGCGAAATACAAGCGACTCGTTAGCATAAGAATCTATTGGTTGCAGTCTGTATTTTTTGCGTCGCATAGGTCGCGTCAACTACACCTCCCTAAAGGGAGGAGCTTGAAGGAAACAAAAGCTCTGTTGACCAGAACACTGACAGAAAGGAGAAAAGATTGTCTGTAAACGATACTAGAGAAATAGGTACCTTGGGATGTCACCTCAGTCCCCAGCTCTACGGACACCGGCTAAATAATCCTAAAGTGGTAGTGGATAGTGCTTGTGTCGCTAAAACCTCTGGATATCTGTTCGAGAGGAAGTCGGATTCTGTGGAATACCTTAAAAGCCACAGATACGCACAACTTGGTGTCTCAGCAAGAAATACTCAATACGTGGACCAAATGCGTGGAAGCGTAGATTTAGTATTTGTCTCTGAGGCAATCTTGACGGACCGGGGTCGTGCGGCTCCGGCTGGGTCTAGCAGAGACTTGGATTTCCACCGCACAACATTTTAAGAAAGGACGCGGCTCATCCTCGGACTAAAGTCTCGAGGTTTCCGCCGCGAAGAAATTGGATGACAAATTGGCAGGCTATTTTGTCACTAATTTGTCTCTTTACAGCAGGTTGACACAAGCGCTCCCTACAATCGCTAAGTAACCACTGGGTAACCAATTGAGAAAACTACGTATATTTCCCGGGGATTTTGTAAAAAGATATTTTTCATTTTCTTACACAATTGTGTAAGTGTGCAAGTTAGCTGAATGAACCCTTTAAGTTGTTGCTAGCTTCTTTGAGGGAGATTATTTCAGGGGAGGTCAAAGTTAATTTGTCCAGCATCTTGACCTCCCTCTTTCTGAGGTTCAGAAGGGTCAGCTTTTGGCTTAATGATTAACCTTGGCCTACCACCTGATTGACAGTCATTGACTGACAAACGAATACAATCCCCTACCTACCCTTCTTTGGGCTTGTGGTCGATAGCGCCTATTGGCTAACCCCCACTCGGCTATCTCTAGGGAAGGAATCAACACACGAATCTAAAAAAAAAGTCGTGTGCTCAGTACACCCCTAGAGCGAATCTCGCCTTGCTGGTTCTATCTAAATTCGATCGTTGTGGGAGGCCGCCAGACCATTCTAGCCCCTAAACCGTGGCTTGAGCATCCTGCTAGCGCACGATTGGTCCTTTAACAATCTCCGGCAGAATTCTCCCTCCTAGATTCGTTAGAATCAGGAGGTGAGATGAATGACTGGTTTTGTCTTGAGTTTGGCTCCCACAGCGGCTATACGAATATATGCGACTGGGGCGGCAGTCCTTAGAAGCTGGTCTAGGCCAGAACCGTCACAGCTCATACATAGTAGGAGCAGGGGAGTCGATTTTTTCGCCTCCCCATTTTTTTGTCCACTATTCCATAATTTTAGCATATAAACATTTCTCCTACTATGTATGAGCTGATGAGAATTCGCGATAACCAAGCATTAGATTCTCCTCATAAAAGTTTTGTTCCTAAAAACCAGACTCGGACGGGAGTCTGTGGGTATCCAGTCCCTAGAAGCCCCCACTAAAATTTAGTGGTGGGAGCTGTCACCAAAATAAGTTGCCGAAAACACTCCCGTGTGGCAAACCTCGTCTCGATAAAAAGAGTAACTAGCAAAACCAAAAATAGAGACCTTAGTAAGTTATGCCTACCGGGGTCTCTTTTTTTTAGAACTACAATTTGACCTACTGAAATTAATATGGTTTATACATCTTCACGCTCCCTGACGGCGTATCAGGGGGCCAGAGGCATTCGGTGTACATCTAATGTCTCACGATTTGAGCGTGTACATACTTCAAATCAAACTAAGCTAGGAAAGGAGCAATCTGATCCTGGCTTTTTTTTAGTCTTTTTTTGTTCGATATAATTTTAGAGATACCATAACCCGGTCTACATATTTTTGATTATAGTAACTAGTATCTCGTTTTTTCATCGCACTCAATCCACCATTATACCCGGCAAATATAGCCTCTTCCTCTTGCGTGTAGCCCTTGAGTAACGCGATATATTTGCACATGTGCTCTATGTTTAGATCTGGTTTCAGTAGCTCTGTTAGAATGCCTAAAAACCCCTGCTGTCTAGCAAGCGCACCCATGACCTGTCCTAACCCCCAGCTCATTTTCTGATTCGATATTTCAGTCGATAGTGTACTGTTTGTCCCTCTGATGAATTTTACCGGAGTACATAGATAGTTGTAATCCGGCTCGTATCTCACGGCCCACGGGTTCCAAGCGCTCTCTTGACTAATAATAGCTCGTATCCAGTCTGAATCAATTCGATAGATCCTGGCCTTTTGTACAATGATACTATCGAATTGAGATTCAGTATAGATCACTGATACTCATCCCAAGTTAGGCCACCGAACGTAGCCGTATTTCCAGCGGTACTTTGTACAGTGACCGTGAATATATCACCCGTAGTACCGGCAACATCAAATCCAAGATTTGCAATTCCTCTGATACAACTCAAATCGAGTGAACCTCCGGCCGATGAATCGACTTGAGACTCATATATCAAAGAACCGCCCGTCAATGCCGAGGCCGCGATATCGAAATTAGTAGCGCTATTAGATGCAGGTGCTGCATTGAATGTTGGCGAGGTTAGTGTAGCATTTAGATAGCCTCTTACGATTACAGCAACACTCGCACTACTAATATCTAACTGTCTAGGTATGATCGGAATTCGATTAGCTACACCATTGAATGTTGTTTTAGGTTGAATACTAATGAGGGGTATTTCTGTAGTCCCCGCGGTTACTGATGTTCTCCCGCGAGTAGCTCCGAATGAATACGGTGCAGTTGAGGCGATCCCCCCACCCTCTTTTAGGACCGTAGCACACACCATTTTCATTGTAGTTGCACTAGCCGAGACACCTGTATTCGTCATTTCAAAACGGACTGGGAGTTGAGGAGTGAGGCAGTAGGGAAGTGCGAGGCTATTCGCATTTAGAAATCGATGACAATAAACAATCCCATCGTCTAAAATAATTCCCATGCGTACAGTCCCGGTCCCCTGCCAAACGTACTCAATGATAAAACCTTGGTGATTAGCCTCACTTAATGTGACTCCGCTTGCACCGGTTCCATCTAATTTATCGAGGTTCCAGTTTGCTTGTGCAACTCTAGTATTTACAGCGGATCCACTTGAGGATGTTCTTTGAACTACTGCTATGTCGGTTCCGGTTTGTTCCCAGTATGGACCGTCTAAAGCATCGAATAGTCCAAATCGTTTTCTAACATTTGTTTTTTTAGCTCCAATATTTCCCGTCGCAAAAATAGTATGAGCATCCCCTGGGCTGTATGGAATTCTTTTCCTAGTTTGATAAATAATACTATCCCCAGATGCTGTACCCACGGCTAGATCTAATGTCCCGGTTGTTGCGTTATATGTAGCAGTGCCAGTACCAGATGAGGAGCTATTAAAATACAGGGGATGGATACCGTGTGAGAAATAAAGACCGAAAATAATTTCAGGGGATACGGCTCTTAACCGCCCGTAGCCATCAAGTTGAGAGCCTTTATTGAGTGAAACATTTATCCCTCGGTCAGTTCCATGGAGTGTAGAGCTAATAGGGTTTCCTGCACCATCGTGAAAATTATTTCCTATACCTGTTTTTATAGATTGGTCTAGTTGGTTTAGATCTGTAGAAAGTAAATTACTCATATTATTCCCCTCTAATTGATACGAATGAAAATATTTACTGTAACATTCCTAGGTGCTGTTTCACTCGATCCGGTCGTATCGTTAGTTATCCCTGTAATTTGAGATACAATTGTTATCCCGGTCAACCCCGTGTTTATAGTAATGGCCGTATTGGTTGGGTTCATAGAGATAGTAGTAGCAGTTGAATTTACGTTTCCTGGACCGGTTGCATATTCAGTTACTCCTCCGGGTATATTATAACCATCACCGCCAGTGAGATACCCAGAATCCGGTCCTGTAGAGTACGGATCTATATAAATAGTTTGAATACCATGTTGATGACCAATCGGACTGAATGTGTGTGAATGAGGGTTATTGTTTACAGCATGAACGTGTGTTGGGTCTGTAATACCGTGATTATGGCTCGGGTCTGTAACTGTATGAGTATGCCCTGGGTCTGTGATCGTATGAGTATGAGATAAAAACCGATCTGCCGTGTAGGTCCCCACTGCTAAATCACCGTCTGGGTTACCAGTGCCAGTTGATCTAGCTCCATTTTTACTACGTAAAAATATCCCTCTTAAATCTGGGATTGTAGAGCTACCTGTCAGAGTTGCGTAACCGCTACCTGCTACATTCCGTCCATCAGCGATCACCCACGTGTTAGCGTGGGAATTAGTACCTGGATTGAGGCACTGAGTATTAAACGTAGTCTCATCTAACATTGAATGAACTATCGAACCTAGGGGTAATACAATATGTCTGAGATAGTTAGTGAGAGCTGCGATCGCAGTAATCGATGCCTCACTCACCGCTTGGTTGAACTGAATACTAGGTTGTTGAATTGGTTGTGAGCTATCTGCTACATCTGCCACTAGTTCCCCCTAATCATACCTGTAGTACCCTAAATGATCATTAAACCCTAACCCCTCGACAAAATAAGTACTGTCTGGAGTTAATCCTAAATCGTCACACGTGACAAGCGTTCCTGCAATGCTAACAATTTTAACTTCATTACTCGTTGTGTTGTAATCGGTCGCTCTAACATAAATGTAATTGTCCGGAATGAATTTGGATGCGTCTGATATATTAATATTAAACTGAGTTCCAGATACCCCTGATGTTATTGCTACCGTCGGTGAATAATGAGCATAGAGAGTTTTGTAGAGGTTATCTGTGAGTGGGTTTACATCACTCGGATACGGTACGATATCCATGATGTATCCAGATCCCGGTGTAAAACTGAGGGCCGGTGTAACTTGAATAGCAGTCGGATCACTCGGGTCAATCCCAACGATCGTTGCAGTCCCCTGAACACTGTAATCGTATGAGTGAACATTTACATCTAATCCAATAAATGGGGTCCATTTTGTTAGCTCATTTGTGATATCCGATTGTCCAAAACTGGGGGTTACTCTCATACTCGTTGTTGTACATCCTGCATTGAGTATTGTAGAGGGTGAGTAAAGACCATACCGAGCATTTACATTAAATCCTAGACCGCCTAATAGTTTTAGTTTCACATTTCCAGCTGAAACATTAAATGTTCTATCGGTAACCTCAAACATTTGAGAACCTAGGTTACGTTTCCCAGTTTCGAAATTCATTATTTTCAGATCACCGTTATCATTGAGTAGTACAATATCTGAGACCTCAATGAGTGAGCCGACACTCCACTGAACAGTTACATCAATTACGATTGCACAGTTTTTATATCGCCTTAAAAGTGCAGTTGACCTCTGGTTAATAATGTTAGCTCCACCTAGGCTATCTGTTCTAATACCTGGAGCATTGATCGGAAGAATATTTAATTGGTTAAAATTATTGAGTGAATCGGTATCTAGAAAATACTGAATAGTACTATAATTATCAGTACCGGGTTTTTTATCAAACTGGAATGAAATGAGATTGAAAAATGTTCTTGAGTTAGTAGACCGAGTAATAGAAATATTTTGAGGGTCAATGACTGTGTCTTTGTCTAATGTAACTAGTTTCCCAATGCCTGGTAATGGAGGCTTTGCAATCGACATTGAGATACGTCCAAATCGTGAGACGCCATAACATCCCATCGGGAGTGATATATCCGTATCAATTGCGTCTTTTGCTTGTATTGCAGCTGAATAAAAAATGGAGATATTAGAATTACCAGTATTAAAATAATTGGCTTTTATGAGTTGAAATGTTGAAACGTCTACATCTCTCATCCTACATTTAGCACCCGCCGTGATCGGTAATGTATCGTACTGAGACCTGAATGAAGTCAGAGCACTGCTAGTCAATTCAAGAGTGAACGTTTGGTTAGTAAATATAATTACGTTTTTTGGATAAACAGTTGGGTCATTTATTTGAATATTAGTGATACGTCCACTTAAATTGTTAGCCGGGTTAGTAGCCCCTGTAATATAAAAATAATCACCCTCGGTTAATCCTAGGTCCTCAAATGCATCTAATGTTTTTAATACAAAAACACTCGTATCATTAACAGATAGTTTAGGATTAAATCCGAATGAATCAATTGATACATCCGTCTCACAAGGCCCATTCCACCCGGATAAAAGAATTTTTAGAATGAGGTCTATGAAATGAATACCTGTAAAAATATCACCGAATTGGATAGCGTTATGGACCTCAGTGCCATGTTCATGATTTACTGCTATCGTATCAAGACTTGCTCTAACCATTTCAATTCGGTTGTAGGCCGGGTAGTCTACAACTTTCATCCATTCCTCATTCACATGAATGTAAGTTGTAACAGTTGGGTCATAGTTTCCATCCGGACCTAGTATAGGTTTATGAAACCCGATATGGCCGTTCACGTGGAGGAGCGTATCTATGTTATCAATATCGGTAGTGATGGACACGGTTGGGGTATTACAGATGGGTTGCCTTTTTTTAGTCGTTCCATCTGATATCTGAAATTTAACTAGTCCTGGAGGGCATACTATCTGTGAAATATAACCTCGGTAAATGAGTAAATAATCAACTGGGAAACTAGTCTGAGTAAATCCTAAATAGAGCCTAACCTCTTTACTCATCATGATTTCATCTACAACTATACCCGGTGCTATGACCTGAGATACCTCTCCGTTCTTGTCAATGAGAGTAATATTAATAGTCCCAATATTTCCCTTCCCCTGTTCAGGTTCTATTTTTTGAGAAATGGTTAGACCGGTATCTAGTACGATATACGGTTTTACATTATTGATTAGTTTTAGAGCACCATAAACTAAGCCTGGGAGCCCATATACTAAACCCGCATCACCGTATCGAACTGTTTTGTATGTAGCACCAATCCCGTAAATATCTGATACACCCTCAATCTGCATTAACAGTGAAACGTTTTTAGACGCCTGTGAGTTGAAGAGCAAATATTTATCTGGATAGTTTCCAAAACTCGCCATTAGTCTCCTATTTTATGGATAGAACAGTAAACATTTACTGCATTAGTGTGTAGTGCTTTATTAGTACCGTTATTCTGGAATGCTCTGAAATCTATATAATCACCCGCTGTTAATAGAATGTCATCATTGATACTCGTACTCACTACTGCACCACCTATAGGTTGCGCGAAATTAGATACCTGAGATCCATTTTTAAAAAGTCTTATATCGAACTCCCCAACCGCTGGAGTGAAATTCTGGACATTTATACAGGCCTTGCAATTATATCTAGCTGTAATAGGTGCCGTGAATTTCCAAGAGGCTCCCGTGGTCACCGCGCTAGCAGTGTCATATGTTTGAGTTTCGAAATCGACGATAGCAAACGTTGTATTATTAACAATAGTTTGCCCCGCTGTAGATGTATATCTAGCTGCTATTACCTCACTAGTTGCCCATTTAATACCTGTTGATTGAGTAGAATCGGCAACTAGATATTGACCGTTAGATCCAACCGCTAGTCTATCCGCGGTATTAGATCCATTCCCAACCATCAAATCACCCTTGGTTGTGATCGGTGTACTGAATTCAATATTTTGTGAACTTTGGGTTGCAGTTAAACCCTTAGTCGCGCTGAGAGTTACATCACCGGTTAATGCAGTTTGTCCACTCGCTGCAATCGTTTGAATCATGGCCGCCCATTCAACGCCTAGCGATTGAGCAGAGTTTGCTCGGAGCATTTGATTATTAGATCCAACCCCTAATCTATTAGCGGTATTAGTTCCAGATCCAACCATGAGGTCGCCCTTGGTTGTGATGGGAGTACTGAACTCGATGTTCTGTGAAACCTGAGTAGCAGTGAGGCCTTTTGTTGCACTAAGAGTTACATCGCCTGTCAGTGCAGTTTGTCCGCTAGCTGCGATCGTTTGAATGACCGTTGCCCATTCAAGACCTGTCGATTGTGCAGAGTTTGCCCGAAGCATTTGGTTATTAGAACCAACACCTAAACGTGACGAGGTATTAGATCCATTCCCAACCATCAAATCACCCTTGGTTGTCAGTACGGTTGATAACGCTACATTCTGGCCAGTCTGAATGCCCTGAATACCATTCGTTGCGCTAATGGTAGCGTCTCCAACTAATGCCGTTTGACTGAGCAATGAGAATGAATGGAGCCCTACATGTACATGGTCTTCTTTAGCGGATTTTAACGATGTCCCTAAGGATACGGTTGCAGCTACAGGATTTGGATTGAACGTAGCGAGAGGCGGTGCATACCCCGTTTTAGTAGCCCCCGTATCAGTCCAGACAAATCCTCCACTCGCGGCTAGTGTGATATCACCAAATGCTTGTCCCCCACCTGCATCGATAGATCTAACCCCTTTATGTGTGTGATCTGAATTTGAAACGGTACCATTTGCAGTTCCCGCAGAACCACTGGATGCGATATCTGTTGGGGTTCCTGTAGATAAAATTGTTTTACCGTATAAACTGCTAGTCGCTTGGATTATATTAGAAGTAGAATTAGATGACTTGAGTTGCAACTCCTCTGCATAAACAGATGGAGCCGATAACGGGTTAAATAATTCCTGGTAGTACCATTTGAGGTTAGGGGAACCACTAAATGAATATGCAGTCTCGGTCGAGGAAACGAGTGAATAGTAACTCAAGGTCCAGGTGCCAGCGGAAAACGTTACACGCCCATAGACCAGATTCCCATTTGCATCCACAATGTCTTGCCCACCGTTTACGCCCGAGATATAAAATAGATTCACTTTGTTGTTGGGGGATGTGGTTGATACACCGGGGGTTGTGGAGTTAGTTGAAGCAGATTTTCCACTCATTAACGACGTGATATCTGTACTAGTTCCAGTAGCTGAACTAATTTGAGAACCGAGTTGTATGTATCCGAGCAGAGGGACTGCAGCAATATTTACAGCATTTACAGGAGTCCCGTCCCCCGCTGCCCCTGTGTGTTTATGACCTGTACTCGGATCAAATTTATTTGCCAGTTCTGTTAATGCAGTTAAATGAGAATCACCATTTATAATAGTTGATGCTGTAGCATTGTATAGTGTCCCAGTTGCCGATTCACTCGCACCGGTTGCAGTGTAGAGTTTATTAACCGCTGCTTGAATGTCAGAAATAGTTGCCCCAGATAGTGCCCGAGCAAATGAGAGTATATTTGCCATGGTGTCATTAGTATTTTTATTAATGAACGCTGGGTTAGTTACCGTTGCACTAACCGCCTGTCCGTCAACCACTCCCATGATATACCTCCATTCAAACGCTCGTTACAAACTGAGACGCCGATAGTACGATTCGAAATTTCATTAACCCGGTCTGATATCTATTTGGAAAATTAGGTAGCATCTCAGACATTTGAAACCCCAACCCCCTGCCATCGTACGTAGTGTTCTCAAGAGTCACATTATATACAGTATCTGGAAAACTAACTTCAGGGGTGAATTCAAACGGTCGTTGCTGAATAGACCAAATAAAAAACGGGTACCATATTAGTTGCAATCTTGTTTTAGTCTCATACATGAAATTTACTGTTATAAATTTTTGAATATTAAATGTAATAGATTCTTTAACACCGGATGCGGATACATTTACAGCACCAAACACTTTAGCCGTATTGATATCGTCAGTATAATTGTATCCTATATAATCCGGCAAAAACGACGTTCCGGCAGTACTACTCGATGTATAGTTTGTTGAACCTGTATAATCACTCTGATTGAAACCGGCGATTGAGGCAACACTATTAGATACGTTAGTACCACTCCCAAATAGTATAGATAAAAATGATCCATCCGTTTGGATCTTGATTCTATTTTGTGTACCACCTGAAATATTTCTTAGTACAGTTACAGTATATATATGAGTTGGATCCGCTGCAGTCATAGCTACAGATATCTCTGTAGCTAACTCACCCACTGAATAAAACCCAGCTGTTAACTGCGCATGGAGTTCACTACCCCCACCTGATATTTTAAAATCAATACTACCATTCAGCGGAGTAATCTGAATACCGTAAACGAATAAACTTTGAGCACTAAGCGCCATTATTTAACCCCAATTTTGTTATACGTGAAATCAGTAGCATCGGTTTCCTGTCTAATGAGTTCGACTATTGTCCGTTGGGTCTCCGAGGTGTTAAATAGATTGCCAGCGATGTTCACAACTACGGATCTGGAAAGAGTTGGGTTTTGTTGCATGTCAGGGGTAGCGGTATTGCTAGGGAGAACTTCTTGTTGAGCAATAGCAGCTTGTGCAATTTCAGTTGAAGTTGCGGGTCCAGTTATAGTTGGTTCAACCTCTGATTTTGTTTCCTTCATTTTGTCTATAGCAATAGCAGCACCTGCAGAAGCCGCTGCATGTATTGCTGGATTAAATTCAGCTGAGCTAGATGTAATTGTAACAGGGACCCCTACCCCACCAGAGGTTCCAACACCGCCTCCTACAGCACCGGCGGCGGTAGTCCCAGTCCCCCCAGCTAGCCCTCTTAATGCACCTGCTATAGCAAATAATCCTACACCCTGAGCAATAGCGATTGGGTTCCAAGATCCGATTCCTTGAGCAATCAGAACTTTCGCCCATGCCTCTGCATAGTCAGCAATCATATTTAGAAATACTGATTTCATCGCATCAGCTGCAGCTGTAGCAATATCAGCGCCCTTGGCTATAGAATCGCCCATAGTTTCAAATGCGGATTGAGTATGATTCTGAAGAGAGGTCATGGCAATAGTACCAAATTTTCCAAACTCTTGCATGTCATGTGTGGCTTGGATACCCATAGATTCAGCTGCTCTAGTGATACCCTCAAATGCATTTGTAGAGTTATTTACATAGGCGTCTAGTGCCTTCTTTTTCTGTTCATATAATGCCTTATCTCTAGCCGTTTCGCCTTC